TCCACTTCCTCCTTCTTGATGCTCTTTGTAGCGGAAATTGACAGCTCCTCGCGCTTCTTTCGCGTCTTCGAGTTCTCGGAAATCGACTCCTTGCGCTTCGAAGTGCTGTTACGGTTGTTCATGTCCTTTTCGATCGTCTCATAATTCTCTTCAATGTAATTCACGACACGATTTTCCAACGCCCACTTAAAAAAATTCAATTGGCCGATTGTGGTCTCAATGCATGTGCCGTTTTTATAAGGCATGATGATTCTATCCCACCTGCAGAACGGGTCAAAACGGCGTTTGCTGTAAGCCTTCAACTTCAGCTTGTAATCGAAATACACCTTGAATCTCCGCGTATTGTCGCCGTCCTCAATAGTGTAAAGTGTGTAATATTTCTTTGCATAATTCGTAGCAAACCAATCAACGATTCGGAGCGAGATTTTAGACTCACCAGTGACAATTTGCAACATTTTCGTCAAATACTTTTCATCCTTGTAAAATTCCATCAGATTATTCAGTAAAAGATCATTTTGCGTCGTGTATGAAGAAGAAGTGCTCATTGGTCTATTTTTCGCAAACTATTTAAGTTGTTTCAAAACAAATTTATTATACCGAATAATAATCTTTATTAAGTATATAATGAACAACCTTATGGATAAACTGTTTGGCCCCCTTGGAAAGGAGTGGTGTGTGTATTTCTATATACTTTCGATCGTTGCGTATGTGGCGTTCATTTTAGCGGTGTTTGGCCTCGGGGGATATCTCGTTACCAGATACAATAAGTTGAACAGCATGCATGTTGTGAATTTAGTCGTCGTCATTGTGAATACATTCTTTGTTTACATTGGCCAGCGTCTGTTGCACACCATGTGTGTTAGGAGCCTCCTCTAAACCACCTTTAGAAAAGGTGGTGCCAAAAAAACACCTTTAGAAAAGGTGGTGCCAAAAAAACACCTTTAGAAAAGGTGGTGCCAAAAAACCACCTCATGATTTTTTCATAACTTTCTCGTAAAGTTATGAAATGGTATTCATATGCTATTCGTTTGACTCTTGCCAATGGCTGCCTTCGGCTTGCAAACGCCCGCCTTCGGCTTGCGAAAGTCCGCCTTCGGCTTGATTTGTTTTAACGCTTTTCTCGATGGTTGTATTCATTGGATATTCGGTTATTGCATTGACATAATTGTTATCTCCAAGAAATGGATTGAACCCGCATTGCTGCACTGGAGCGCGTTCGGCAATTTTTGCGTCCAAATCTTCTCTCTTGTTGCTAGACTTTATGTTCAAAATATCCCATGTGTTTTCGTCGTGATGCAGTGCCGATGTGTAAGCAGAAGTTTCAATCTGTTTCAAAGGAATTTCATCTTCTACTGGTTGTTTGTAAATACGCCGCGATCGTTCGTAAGGTTCGCCTTTTGTCCATTTCCATTCCATTCCACTTTTTTAGAAAAAGTGGAGCAAAAAATGTGTAAAGAAACACGCACTAATCCACTTTTTTTAGAAAAAGTGGAGCAAAAAATTATGCGGAAACACGCATCAACTTTTTTCAAGATGTAAAGTATATGGCAACAAAAACTAGAAAAAAAAGAATGTCAAGAGGTATGATTTGGGCGCATAAAAGACCATGGAGAGTTACATATCGTAGTAACAATGGAGAGAAAACCACAAAGATATTGAAAAATGGAACGAAGAAGAACAAATTGTTGAAGCAAATACATAAGGAGAAATTATATGTATATGGCATAAATAATTTGACCGACCATCAAATAGCATATTACACGCGAAATGGTTTGTTATAAGTAATTTGCTTATACAGATAACCTTATGAAAGGTTAAGAAAAACGCGCATATCAAGTGGTATCAAAAATATCAAGTATTTTTCTGTTGTGTTTGGCTCCACCTTTTCAAAGGTGGATGGATTAAAATATTATGTAAATATAATGACGAAGAGAACTCGTATAAGAAAAACGACTGCAAGAAGAAGGTCTCGTGGTGGCAAGACACTCAAGGTAAGGAAGGCTCCTCAAGAGAGTGCGACATCGTTACCCGAAGGTTCCATCAAGGGCAATTGGGTGATTAAGAAAGCTTCAAATGGTGTTCCCCGCTGGATGCCCAATACATCAGTCGAACTCAATGGGTTTCGCATGTTAACAGTTGATCATGTCGCAAAGAATATCGGCAAAGAAATTACATTGTATGTTCGTGAATATGGTGAAATGTGGCCAAAGAAAAATGCATGGTCTAACCCAGCAGATTCAACATATATTACCGCCAAATTTGTCCCAACCGGAGATGCGACAACTGGAAAAACGAAGCTCTCTGGATGGCTCAAATCGCGGAAACCCGAAATCAAAAAGGGTGTAGTTTTTTCGGTTGATGGGCCAGTTTCAATCTGCTACAAAGGTAAATGCGATGACCCGGCGACAATAGATGGTGTCCAGGTTGATTCGAATGGCAAGAAACTAATGTCGTTGAATTTCATGAATCAAGAAGTATTCGTAAAACAGATCCACCTTTCATTGAAATAGAAGAAAGGTTTCAGCGAAGCAAGAGCCAAAATTCGTTATGAATTTATACAATGCATTTGACTCCACCTTTTCTAAAGGTGGAAGATAACAAAAACTTCTCATCATTCGTCCTCCTGCGTTTCAAATTGCATTCCAAACAAGCCAAATGATAATTGCCCATATTGTGCCCTTTATCATTATCAATCCGATCAACCGACCATTGCCGACTTTCTCTCGTCATGTCATATAAGACAAGCATTTCTTTGGAACAGTAGTGACACCGTAGTTCGCATTCTCTCAACTTCTCGATTACATCCACCAAATCAATGAACGCATGTTCCTCATACACACCCTTCTTCTTGTCCTGTTGTTTGTAGCCGGAAATCTTCTTATTGATCTCCGAAAAGATCGCTTTGCTAGTGTAATCGGTATTGGTTGCGTCCAGTCCATTCACCAATTTCAATTGATCATCATATGTGAATGTCCAAGATTGACTGACTTCTCTTTTTTTGATTATGGTCGGTTCTTTCAATACTTTTTTCATCATATACCGATTATTCGTCCCAGTAATTCCGATTTGCTTGATGGTATCCATTATAATAAGGTTGATAAAAATTACAACAATTTAATTGTAAAACAATATAAATATATATAAACAAAACTGAGTTAAACTTAACTCCATATAACATATATACATGAACAACGCTGATACAAATATTATGGAAGATCATGACACACAATCGCAGGAACCAAAAACGCTTGATACATCTGTTTCTTTTGATCAGTGTGTAGAACTAAAGAACATCAAATACAAAACCATGTTGTTGAATGGCAATCCAATGAAAGAAACGAAATCGTCTGAAAATCTGTCGAACCTTGACAAGTTTCTAGAAGAGGAGAAGACTGTAAATCAAAATGAGCCTTGGTGCAAGTTGAACAAAACCATCAAGACCAAGAAGTTGATTGATTTCGTTGATACATACAAACAAACTGTAGAACTTAATGAAGAGGAAGAGGCACTATTAATCACCTTCTTCAAAGACAGTCTAGAGAGAAAAAAGCTCCAGCGTGTCAAGGATGTTGTGTATGACAAGGTGAATGGGCAAATCAAGGAGATCCCCGCACTCACTTATATCAAGGCGACTAAGCATTTCACATTGAAGAACATGGACAAGCGCGTTTCGACTCTGAAATCTCTGGCTCCCAAGAAGGCGCAACATGGGTCATCTCTTCGCAACAAAATTAAAGACGCCGTCAATGATAATTAAAGCTGTGCTAATTAAAGCTTTGTGAATAACAATATAAAAATATAACAACAATTTATAGGAAATGATAGATGAACTACAAGATATTTTAGAGGAGCTCGTATTTGAAGACGAGCCTACCATATTCGATGAGAGCTCCACATTAGATCTAATAGAATCTGCATTACATCTAATGATTGATTATATGAATCAGCATCCAACCGCGATATCCGAACCTGATTTTCATGACGAAATGCTGGAAGAGGTCAATGAATTGTTATACATACAGTTTGAGCACATAATGACAGATTGGGTGGAAGAAGATCTCGACGATATCTTGGATGATGCATTTGATATTTTCGTGACATTGTTCGATACCAAGAGATCTGGCAATACAGATATAATGCAAGATACCACAGATATTGATACAATTAGCAAAAAAATAGCATATTTGCGGTCAAAACCTCAGCCAGCACAACGAACCGCTGAATGGTATTTGTTCCGTTATAACCTCATAACTGCGAGCAATGCTTACAAGGCTTTTGAATCACAATCGGCACTCAATCAGCTCATTTACGAAAAGTGTCAGCCGATGAAACAAGAAAGTGGTGTGACAACAATGGTGAATGTGAATACACCGTTCCATTGGGGGCAGAAATATGAACCGTTATCAGTATTGTTTTACGAGCATACATACAATACCAAGATTGCTGACTTTGGTTGCATTAAGCACGATACATACGACTTCATAGGAGCTTCACCTGATGGGATTAATGATGAGCCTAGTTCCGACCGCTATGGACGAGCATTGGAGATTAAAAATATAGTGAATCGCGAAATCACTGGGATTCCCAAGAAAGAGTATTGGGTCCAAATGCAACTGCAAATGGAGGTGTGTGATTTGGACGAGTGTGATTTCCTTGAGACCAAGTTTGTAGAATATGAGGATTACGCTGCTTACTCGAATGATGTTACTGATAAGCTGAAGGGGTTTATTATGTATTTTACTACAAAGGATGCAAAGCCGTTCTATGTATATAAACCGTTGGATCTATTGGAGTATCACGAATGGGAGCAAGCAATGATGGACAAACATGAGGAGCAAGGGTTAATCTGGATCAAGAACTGCTATTGGAAGTTGGATATTGTCAGCTGCGTTCTTGTCACACGAAATAAGCAGTGGTTTGCAGACAACATTGGACAATTGGAAAAAGTCTGGAGAACTATCGAGAAAGAGAGGATTACTGGTTACGAACATCGCGCACCAAAAAAGCGCGCACCCAAAGCGGAACCTTTGGCCGCGAACCATGGTTGTCTTTTGAAGATGAAAAACCACCTTTAGAAAAGGTGGTGCGAAAATATATCATAGAATTATATAATTTATAATTCTATAATGAAAGTTCTTTTAGTAACAATTGCTATTGGAGAAAAATATTTAACAGAGTATATTAATTTATTTTATGAAAGTCAAAAAAAATATGCTTACAAAAACGGTTATGATTTTAGAGTTATTACAGATTTTCTAGATAAAAATATTGAAAATCCATCTACTATTTCATTTAATAAAATATTAGTATGTAATCAGGTATGGTCTGATAATTATGACTTTATTATATTTATAGATGCGGATATATTAATTAATCTTGATTCTCCGCCAATCCATAGTTACATAGATTATGGATGGTGTATTGGAATAGTTGATGAATATTCGCAACCATCTAAAGAAAGAAGATTAAAAATACAACAAAATATGGGTTGGGAAACAAGTGCAACTGATTATTATAAATTGTGTGGGTTTGATATTCAAACGGAGATGGTTTTTAACTCTGGTGTTTTGGTATTACAACCAAAAATACATAAGAATTTTTTACAATTTATATACAATAAATATGTACAAAAAAGTATATCACATTATAGAGGGTTTCATTTTGAACAATCTTGTATAGGTTATGAAATTCAAAGAAACCATATATATAAAGTTATAGACAATAGATTTAATGCAGTATGGTCTTTAACTAAAATGGATAATGTTGAAAATATTACTCTAGACAAATATTTTAATGATAATTATTTTATACATTTTGCCGGACATACCGATTATGATAAGGTAAAACAAATCAAAATGGCGTAAGCTTTGACGAATAAAAGTCGAACAATTATGATTGTAGGAGAGGTGCGGAGATTTTTGGCACCACCTTTGTAAAAGGTGGTTTAGTACAATATGTTCGACATATTTGTCGTAAATGTATTCAGGTTTAGGTTTTCGGGTGTGTTGTAATAACCGACTCTCGCACCACCCGAAATTTCAGCCGGCGGAAGTGGTGTTACAACATTCGTCGGGTTCTCGCGATTCTTGTAAAGAGCATCACAGAATTCAGCTGGCATGCAATTGCCGGTGTCTGGGTTTCTCGGATACCTTATATTATTGGTGATTTGGGTATAAGATCCAACTTTGAAAATGGGGTATTGCCACCAAATGTCGGCAGATTGTTTGTCAGAAACGCTATTAATGCCTGTGATTGGAAATGTGTCTTGGACCAATACATTCGTTTC